TGCATAGTTATTTTTATATCTTTCTAGGAAGTTAACACCTCTTGTTGTATCAGTACCTGTATTGTTTAAGTTGTTATCACCGGCTCTGTAGTTAGCCATATATAAAGAGTGAATTCTAAAGTAACTACCATTAACAGAACCACCTAATGTATATTTTAATCTAGTAGTTGCTGCACCTGTACCAGAATTACTACCAACTTGTCTTAATATAACTTGATCTGTATTATTAGTTATCTCACATAGCGTTTGCCAAGCACCGCCTCTATAAGCTTCTATTTTTACATATGTTGCTGTAAAACTAAATGAACCAAATACAATACCAGCCCATAATGAATATGTAGCTTCATTAGTCCATTGTAGTTCTACTACACCTGGTGTATCTACACCATGAGTATATACACCATCAGAACCATTGTCTGAATACCAACTACCTGCTGTACTTGAGTGTGCATCAAAAGCATTTGCCCAACCGGATGTGCTACTTGAAACTTCATTACTATAAGTATAGCTACCTGCACTACCACTTCTTGTTTGATAAAAACCACTTGTAGTTATTGTAGCATTACTCCATTTATTAAATCCAGCTAAGTCATTTATAACGTGCGGTAAGTGAACCATGTTAGCTTCAGATGCAGGATTTAGAAATCCACCATAAACAACAGTACCACTATTACCAGTGCTAATACTATCGTAGTTCATGTTAACATCATCACCAACTTGTATTTTAGTATTTTCAACTTGTAGCCTGTTGCCACCTCCTGTCATAACTCTAAATTGGTCTTGAGCAGGAAACCGTATAGAAGTATTAGTATCGCCAGTATGATAAATTTCATTAGGAACATATAAAGCATTACCTACAACTACATTACCATTAAAAGTTGCAGAGGTATTAGTTAAGATTAAAGAATCTTGATTACCAGCTGTTCTAATGTTAAATCTAGAATTAGCATGTTCATATTTAATTACACCGTCTCTGTTTCCAGCTGGACTATCTCCTGCTCCTTCCTCATCTAAATCATCAGCAAAATATATAGCACTGCTTTTACCACTACCAGAATATATTGTTATACCTTGACTACCACTACCACTACCTACAACTAAGTCGTCAGCACTTGAGTTTGCTGTAAACGAGCTTGGTGTTTTGATACCTACAGAACCTGCAAAAGTAGATGTACCTGTACCTGTAACTTTTAAATCTAACCCACTAGCAACAAGCGTATTAGTATCACTATGAGTCCCACTTGTTCCAAAAACAAATGTATTCTGTCCGGTTGCTTTAACATTATATCCAATAGCTACAGAGTATGTAGCACTTGCCTGAGGGTTATAACCTATAGCTATAGATTGATTTCCTGTAGCTTCTGCATCATAACCTATACTAATTGCTTCACTTCCTAAAGTTTCATTTACATTACCTATAGCAATCTTATCATCTGCATATCGAAGACTTTTTGTTGCGGCTAAAGTTAAATTTTGAGAAACTGCAACACCAGTTGAAGAGAAAGTAATATTATTGCTAGTGTCTGCTCTGTTGTATATAGATCCACCTCCAGATACACCACCAACATGTATATGTCCGTTAGCATGTAAGGCATCATCTGTTCTTAATATATTAGTACCATCTCTAAATAAAGAGACATCGCCGCCTAATTGTAAAGTTCCACCTTCAGCAATTATATCTCCTGCAAAATTTGCTTCTGTTTCACCACCATCACCAAGTCTTAATATTGTTGTTCCTCGATGAAAAAATTCAAAACCGTCTCCTACTGAACTATGATCTCTAAAAGTTGCAATTGTTCCACTATAAGATATTCTTAGTCTTTGATTGAATACATCAATCTCTCTAATGTAAAGAGTTCTAAAGTCTTTAGAATCTGTAGTTCCTAAATCTACAGTATTATCTGCAGTTGGTATTACATGATTTGCTAAATGTAAATTACCATCAACAGTTAAGTCTGTGGAGCTCCCACTGAAATGTCCATCATGGAGAAATTTAGGCATAATACTATAATTTTATTTTAATCCATCTTAGTTACAAATGCTCTGTATGCTCCAGCTGTAACTGCAGAAGCAAATGCAATTGTAATTGTTGTATCAGATGGTCTTTTAACTGACACAAATACTGTTTCGTAATCATGACTATCTTCTACTACTTCTACTGCATATCTTCTAGATGCTCCCATACCATGTGTAATAGTAAACGTAAAGTTTGAACTATTGTATGATACACCAGTAGCACTATTATCTAAGTCAAACGTTTTATGTTTAGCCTGATGATTATTTGATATTAATGTATTAACACCATCTGTAGCATCGTCAGAAGTTATTCCTGTTACGTGCCCGTAAGTATCTAAAGTTATATCTTGTATATAAGTTATACCTGAGTTATCTACAGACGCTTGCGATGATGTATCTGCGTGTGCTATTGTTATATTATCAGCCGCACTTTTTGTTATGTCAATTGCTCCTCCAT